GACGTTCTGAAGCTCTATATCGATCATCTGGAATCAAATCTGGAAGCCGCAGAACACACAGCAGCAGTAGACCACGAAGCGGCATGTTCTCTGGTCGAAGAAAACGAAGAGCTGAAGCGAAAACTTGAAGCCGCAGAGCAGTGCATAGCAGAACTGGAGGCGCGGACGGTGACTATAAAGCAGTTCGATGAATTCCAGATTTGCCACTACGGCGCAACTGAGGACTATGCGAAAGGCTATATCGACTGCCAGAACAATTACAACAAAGCGCTTAACGCCGCTGGCATCGGTAAGGGGGAGTGATGAGTGAGGTCAATATGCAAATTTACATTTCGAATCTCGAAAGCGAGTCAAGAGAGTGTGCTCACTTTCAAAATATCATGATGTACAAGGTGAGGAAGCTGATAAAGGCTGTAAGGGGTGCTGGCGCTAGCGCTGAGATTATTGAGCTAATTTCTGATATTGAAGAATTTGCCATTTCACCACCGGAAGTTATCGCAAAACATCCTGCTCAGGAGGCTTAGTGATGGCACTAACACACGATGAGCTTTGCCAGATCGCTTGCCGCTTTCTTCAAAACAATGGTTTCAAGGTTGCTTTCCATGACCGGTTCCGCGCATGGACACCTTACGGCGAGCAGGCTGACGCAATCGGATTTCGCAATGGCGCCAGCTGCCTGATTGAGGCTAAGTGTTCCCGTTCTGACCTGTTGGCAGACCGCAAGAAACCTTTTCGGATTGAACCAGAGAAGGGTATGGGCGATTGGCGCTTTATGATTAGCGAGCCGGGAATAGTGAATGTTGAAGACTTGCCTACTGGATGGGGGTTACTCCACGTTGTCAAAGACCGGGTAAAAAAGGTTCACGGCTGGCCGGGCAATGGCCTCTGGGTAAACAAAGATAGCAAGCCATTCCAGGCTAATAAACAGGCTGAGTGCGACTATATGTTTAGCGCTCTGCGTCGAATGGATTTACGTGGTCACCTCAAAGAGGTTTATGACGGCGTAATCGTAAACAAGACAGAAGGAAGCGCGGCATGACCACTATTACCAGGGAACGCCTACTTAAAATCCAGCAGTGGCGCGAAACATACGGACCAGGTAGCAACGTTGTGCTGCCAGCAGAAGAAGCGGAGGAGCTGGCGCGTATCGCACTGGCATCGCTTGACGCTGGCAGCAACAGCCACCCGGCTCACGGCCCGCTCTCAAATGACCGCCTGCACCGCATTCGTGAAATCTTGGGCAAAGCAGCAGCACAAAGCGACGGCGGTAACATCGGTTACGCAATGTCTGATGCTGTGAAAGCGATTGATGAATTGCTTGATGTGCGGAAGGCGGAGCCTGTTGGCTACTATCGAAAAGGCAGTGATGGATTTTATTTTGCTAGTCCTACAGAGCAACGACCGGGAACCATTCCACTCTACACCGCCCCGCCAGAGCCGGTAGTGCCAGAGGCAAAGTGTGACGATGACGGGAATACCACGTCCGAGTTTGACCACGGCTGGAACTCCTGCCGAGCCGCGATGCTCAACCATTCCGGTGATGTCACCGAAATGGGGGAAGCCATCAAGCAACAGTCAAGCATTCATACCAGCAATGGCGCTATGTCAGGTGATGCAGTCAAGCAACCGTCAAACAATGCCAGCTCTCTGGTATTCGTTGACGAAATTGCAGAACAGAACGGTGTAGACCCTGCCATCACTGACGCATACATGCAGGGATATCACGACAGCGAGGGTTGGAAGCCAGCACCGGTAGATAATGATGATTTGCACGAAGCGGTAAGTGATTTACTTGCGGCTCTGGACGAATACCCTGAACAGCTCGTACCGATTAACAGAAAGTCATTCCTGGTTCGAATCATCCGCGCCGCCATGCTCAACAAGGATAAAAACAATGGGTAATCGTTATGAAATTGCCGAAAAAAACGGCATGTCTCGCGAATTTGTCGACTGGTTCTTTGATAACAAAAAAAATGGATGTGGCAACGTATGGTTCATGATGATGGCGGCTATGTGGGAAGGGTGGAAAGGTAATGCCGATATGCAGTCGCTGCCCGGCATCCAGAGCGCTCCAGAACTGAATTCTTTGCAAAATAATGCCGGGTCGGTGCCCGCCACCCTGACAGCGAATGAACTGTCTGCAATTCTTAGCTGGATGACGCCACCCTACATCACCAGTGGAACGCACACAGACGAGTTCAACGAATTGCGTAATAAAGTCTTTTACGCTCTGCGTGATGCTCAGAACGATGAACCTGTAAGTGACGCTTACAAGTTGCCAGGCAGATGGATTCCGGTAAGCGAGCGGATGCCGGAGCGCGATGCTGAAATTCAGGTTTACTGCGCTGATACGAAAGAGCAGATGGTTGGCTACATGGAGCGCAATGAAACAGAGGGATGGTTTAGGTTTGCATCGCTTCCGAATGGTGGTGGCGTTTATTGCAAGCCAACCCACTGGATGCCACTGCCAGCAGCGCCGCAGCAGGAGGTGAAGTGATGGGGCGCTCACGATTTGATGCACGGCTTGATAAACGAGTTAACATCGAGAGACTAGAAGAACAAGGTATAATCGCTGATAGCATGGAAGTTAGAAAGAGCTTGGTTGAGCGCGTTATGAGAGGTGAAATCACTCCAGAGCAGTCCAGGGAAGAACTGAAACGCATTCAGCGCAACGCCAAGCGCAATGGACTTAAAACCAGAAATCAGGCATGGAGAGAAGGTTGATGCCTAAATTCCCAGCAGAGCGTAAAGCAGCCCTACTGTGATGTATAATCCCTCTCAAAGCATCGAGGGGGATTCATTTTTCTCCGGTATCTCTCGCTGTGGACTGTAGAGCCTTCCGTCAACGACTATCCAGCCTTCAGAGATCCAGCGATTCGGCTTGTCTCGTCTGACCCCCATCACCCGGGCAAACTCCGATTTATTCCCCCCAAAGTGATCATCAATGTACTGTTTAAGCTGCATTACTGTTCTCTCGTGTTGGGCCTGAAATACTGTTTCCATTTTTTGAGGTCTGAACCACGCAAATCTCGCGGATATCCCTTGTACGCGAACCACGCTGAGTATTTAGATGCTAACTGTTTGTATCGGTCTTTTGCATCAGCATGCACATAATCACTTGCGTTCAGGCAGTTATTAATAAAAACCAGATCGGCCTGTCCGGGTGACAGGGCAGTCTCTTCTGCTGCGGCCGGTTCGACAAAAGAAGATGAGGATTCACGGCGGTGCAGCTCGTTTGCGGCTTCAGAAATTAACTGAAGCAAAGCCTTTTTGCTGAGTTTTCTCAGGTCGAGTTCAGTCATATTTAATCCAGATCGTTAACTTCGTCGTACATGAACGCACGATTAGAACGATGGTTTTCGCGGATAAATGCCATCACATCTTCATCCGTTCCGACGCGCGCGCCATAGGGGAAGTTGTCACCGACTATCGGAAGATAATCAACATCGCCGTCGCCGTTAATGAAAAAGAACGGTATCAGGTACTGAAACAGGCTGATTTTCATGTCTGCCTGAATTTCAGATTCAGTTGCTGGCCGCCACTCGTGCTCAGTTTCGGTGATGTATGCGTTAACAATAGCTCTGGCTTCCTCACCGTTTCTGTAGTGACTTTCGAGAGAATCAGAGAGTTTCCTGACGTTATTAACAAGTGGGGAATGGACTGATACATCAACGTAATCCTCGCCATTCCATGATTGATCTTCATAGAACTGCACGGCGCTGATTTTTGCGGCCTCTGCTGACTCTCCGAGCCCTGCAAGCTCGACAAACCCGTTCAGGTCCACCACGCGATCGCCCATGTTGAACATTGTCATTTCGGCATTTTTTTGCCTGGTCACTGCGTAAATCGTCATGATGTGTCCTTTTTGATTGTTCCTGTTCGTTAAATAAATTGTACCTACAAAATGGGTACAATTAAAGTGATTTGTATCACGGAATTGAAAGGCGTGTATTAGTGTCTACAGGTTAACAATTTGTGCTCTTAAAACGTTGATCATTTCGTTTTATAGGTATACTGTATAAAAACACAGTATGCGCAGTGGAGGCCACTATGAAAGTTGAGTTAACTATTGATCGAACAAAGAAACTTCCTGATGGTGCAGTGCCAGCACTGGAAAAAGAATTACTTAAACGACTAAATGATCAGTATGAGAATTGCCGCCTGACAATCCGTCGCGCAGGATCAGATGGGCTGAGCGTTTTCGGTGGCGATAAGGACGATAAAAAGAAAATTGAAAAGATCCTCCAGGATACCTGGGAAAGCGCTGACGACTGGTTTTACTAACATTGCGATTGGGGCTGGCGCGCATTTTTTCAGAATACCGCAATTTGCGTATCCCTTTGATGCTGCTGCCGACAATTTTTAACCGCGTCTGTATGTCGCTCGAAGGGAGAACAGAATGTGAGTAATTCAGCTTTGCAAACGTCAGAAGATAACTGGTATGACATTGTAAGACGGTCTGACGGCTGCGTGGTGTTTAGCTTTCCTTCGTCGGGCAGGCATCTTATTTATCGTGTAAATGGCATGGTTTCCATGCGGCCTTTGCTGGATGATGAAGAAGTCTTTACTCCCAATGGCTTTATGCAATTTATTCGCCGTCTCGGCTACCGGGTAACGCCACCTTCTGATAATATGAAATCAACGGTCTGAACAGCCGTTAACCTGCTGCGCCACGGAGTGAACAACCATGGCGCAATTACAACTCATTAAGCAGTCAACCGGAATACTGATCCCCGCTACGCCGGAGACCAGTGATTTTCTGCAATCAAAATGCAAGCTCGGCTCCGTTCTGGTTGCCGACTTTAAGCTTGTCCGCAATCCGGCGTTTCATCGCCGTTTCTTTGCGCTCCTGAATCTTGGATTCGAATACTGGGAACCAACGGGCGGCGCCATATCAGCTAACGAGCGAAAACTGGTGAATGGTTATGCCAGATTCCTTGCCTCATACGGCGGCAATGAAAGCGCTCTGCTGGATGCTGCCGAGCAGTATCTGGAGCAGATCGCCAGTCGCCGTATCACGAACGGAATCAGCCTGTGTAAATCCTTTGATGCATACCGCGCCTGGGTAACTGTCGAGGCCGGTCACTTTGACGCCATCCAGTTACCAGATGGCACGCTCCGCAAACACCCTCGCAGCATCGCGTTCGCCAGTATGGACGAAACCGAATTCCAGCACCTCTATAAGGCCGCGCTCGATGTCCTGTGGCGCTGGATCTTGTCCCGTACCTTCAACAGCAGGGAAGAGGCCGAGAACGCCGCCGCCCAGCTTATGAGCTTTGCGGGGTGATGGCGATGAAGTATTCATATTTTCACCATACGGAATGCACCACCGAGCAGGCAGAGCGCCTGATTGCCGATTATCGGGCTCGCGGTATCAGGACCGAAAAAAGCCTCAACCCTGATTTCCTTACCTGGACGGTCAGCGCGAAATTACAAGAGTGCGAACGTCCGGCGCGGACGCCGAGAACCTTCCGACAAAAAGGCTGGGGGTGAGCATGGCTAATCTTCGAAAAGCTGCGCGTGGCCGGGAATGCCAGGTGCGTATTCCGGGGGTATGCAACGGCAACCCTGAGACATCTGTTCTGGCCCATATCCGTATCGCCGGGTTATGTGGCACCGGCATCAAACCGCCAGACCTTATCGCGACTATCGCATGCTCATCATGCCATGACGAGATCGACCGCCGTACTCACCAGGTTGATGCTGAATATGCAAAGGAGTGTGCGCTGGAAGGTATGGCCCGAACGCAGGTTATCTGGCTGAAAGAGGGGCTCATTAAATCATGACAGTCTACGACATCACGCCGATCGGCAAGCCCAGAATGACTCAGCGCGACAGATGGCACAAACGGCCAGCGACAGCGGCGTACTGGTCATACAAAGCGCAGGTTCGTCTGCTGGGCATCGAGTTACCGGAATCCGGTTATCACATCACATTCGTTATCCCCATGCCCCAAAGCTGGAGCAAGAAGAAGCGAGCCCAACACGCCGGGCAGCCACATCAGCAGAAGCCAGACAAAGACAACCTGGAAAAGGCGCTGCTGGATGCAGTGTTTGACGAGGATAGCCATGTCTGGGATGGCCGGGTAACAAAAATCTGGGGCGAGAGAGGGCGGATCATTATCGAGGATGCCACATGAAACCCGAGGTTATTGAGTCTCTTCGCCAGCGCTGGCAGCGCCTTAACCTTTTCCGGTATCGGGGATCGGTGCTGGTGGCATACCGCATCCTTCGCAATTACATCCGCATTGAAGCAAAACGGGAGCATCAAAATGAAGCTTGAGTCCTTACCAAAATATTTTTCGCCTAAATCCATGATGCCCGGCGCTGTTCCATGCGGTATTTCAGCAGATACGTTGACTATTACTGACGTAATGGCATCCCTCGGGCTACTTTCCGCAAAAGCAGCGGTGGGTATTGAATTGTATCTGGCAAAAGCCGGGGTTTTATCTTCAGACAATATTATTGCCTACATCAAGAAACTGGCAGAACAGCGCGCAGAACGGCACGGATCGCTGCGGAAAATGGAAGAAAGTGAACGCTCAAAATTTCTCGGTATTCTGGCTCGGTATGTTTTCCGCGATTATTCCCTCAGTGCTGCAAGCCTGGTGGCGTGCGGTAGCTGTCATGGCGCAAAATTTATTGATGCTGAGGTTTTCACGAACAAGGTTACTTACCCGGATGGTAAGCCACCAAAATGGGTAAAAGATACGAAAGGCATTTCTCCTTCTGACTGGGAGGTGTGGAAATCAGTACGTGAGCAAGTGCGCGTCGTGTGTAAAACATGTGATGGTAAAGGCCATGTGAAAAACGAATGCCGTTGCCGGGGGCGCGGAGAAATTCTCGATAAGAAAAAATCAGAGTTGCAGGGCGTGCCGGTTTATAAAAAATGCCCGAGATGCAAGGGAAGAGGTTACCCACGCCTGAAAGATACCGAGATTTTTAAAGCGCTGGGGATAACGGAAATGGTATGGCGGTACAACTATAAACAGTTTTTCGATCGGCTGGTGGAGCATTGCCATATTGAGGAATCATATGCAGAAAAGGTTCTGGGAAACGTGACCCGATGACCAGCATAATTTAGCTATTGCAAAATTAACGGAAAATGGCTAACCTGATTCCAACGATGGGTTATTACGCCTGTGACGTTACAAGAATTAAAAAAAACCTCGCCTCGGCGGGGTTTTCTTTTATGGATTCCCGACGCCAATAAGACAAAGTGCGGGGAGTGTTGCGGAGCCTACATGTTCCAGCCGTCCGCAAAAGCTCACATAGGCAGGACCACAATCTGATACCGCGATAGCTTTTGCTGATCGCGCCGGAGCGGTAACCGGCAACAATGTAAGCCTCGGTGATTGCCGGGGCTTTTTTATTGGCTGATTTAGCTCAGTAGGTAGAGCAACTACCTTGTAAGCAGGATGTCGGCGGTTCGATTCCGTCAATCAGCACCACATATCCCTGTGAAGATTCTGTCGGTGTGATTCCGATGGCGTCAGCTCCACGAAACGGAGCACACAACAGGAAAAAGCATTGCACGTTGACGTCGGACCCATTGGTGTTAGCCAACAGGGAGGGAATATAAACGTGCCAATGCTTTTTCCGTTGTGACGTACTCAGGCGAGTTGCAGCGCCGGTCGACGCAAAGACCTGTAAATCGACTGAGCCGCAGTTACTGGCGGCCAATACCAAAACAGAGCGGCAGGAAGTAAGCAGGGGTAGCGCCCTGGTGTCACAATCAAATCCCTCTACCTTGGGACAATTAGCCCGCGCATTGTGGGCGATTAAAGCCGTGCGCTTATCTTCTATTCCCGCTTCTGGCGGGTTTTTTATTTGTGCCGTTCGGAACGATTCCTCTGTGTTTTGTCGTTAATCCACCGGGCGGCCTTTCCCTTACACACAGCCTCCGAAAAACGCGAGGTAAGAGACCATGAGAATGAACGATCACTCAGGGAATATTTTCACGCAGTTTTTCGCGTGGGTTGGAACCCTCGCGGCAGCATTGGGTTTTACCACACAGGATATGGTCTACATGTTCTTTGGTGCTGTCGGCCTGCTTATTTCTCTGATCTCTTACGTAAATGGCCGAATTGATGCCCGTCGTAAACGTAAAGAAGACGAGAAGCGCACAGCCATGATCCGCGATTACCTGGATGGCATCAGTGATAAACCCATTGCTGAACGCCCGGCGGCTGTAAGTGTTGTTGCCGACGCGCTTACTAAGGCTGGTGAATGATGGGGTGGAGAGCAAAACTTAGTGCCGCCGTTCTGGCACTGGTTCTCGCCGGTGCGCCAGCGTCGGTTATTCTCGATCAGTTCCTGAATGAGAAAGAGGGTAACAGTCTGACAGCGTACAAAGATGGTGGCGGGATCTGGACGATTTGCCGTGGCGCCACAATGGTTGATGGTAAACCGGTGGTGCAGGGTATGAAGCTGACACAGCAGAAATGCGACCAGGTTAATGCCATCGAGCGCAATAAGGCGCTGGCGTGGGTAAACCGAAACATCAAAGTGCCGCTGACAGAGCCACAGAAAGCGGGGATCGCGTCGTTCTGCCCGTACAACATCGGCTCTGGTAAATGCCTGCCATCTGGATTTTTTCGTAAGCTGAATGCAGGAGACCGCAAAGGGGCCTGTGCTGAAATTAGACGCTGGATATTCGACGGCGGAAAAGATTGCCGTATCCGTTCCAATAACTGCTTTGGGCAGGTTTCCCGTCGCGACCAGGAAAGCGCGCTGGCATGCTGGGGGATAGACCAGTGAACCCGGTGCCGTTAATTGCTGGCATAAAAGCCTGGTGGAAACCCGTTGTCGTTTTACTTCTGGTGGCTGGCGCGTTTATCACCGGAAATGTCTGGAGCAATCGGGGCTGGGAAAAGAAGTGGGCAGAGCGCGACAGCGCGGAGTCGTCACAGACCGCGAACGCGCAGACCGCCGCCCGCATGATTGAGCAAGGGCGAGCCGTTGCCCGTGAAGAGGCTGTGAAAGATGCACAACAACAAGCGGCAAAAGCTGCTGCCACTGCTGCTGGCTTGTCTGCCACTGTTAACCAGTTGCGCACCGAAGCAACAAAGCTTGCCGCCCGCCTGGACGCCGCAAAGCACACCGCAGATCTTGCCGCTGCCGTCAGAAGCAAAACAGCCGGAGCCGATGCCGGAATGCTCGCCGACATGCTCGGAGATATTGCAGCAGAAGCTAAACGTTATGCTGGAATCGCTGACGAACGCTACACAGCAGGAATGACGTGTGAGCGTATTTACGACTCGGTGAGAGAGTCGAATAACAATCTGGTGACCACGCATTAAGTATTACAGAAGCTCTTCACTGAGGGGCTTCGATAATGCTTACCCGACAAGAAGCATAGATTGGCATCAACCAGTGAGGTGATCCACATCTTGGCAGCCGGAACAGACGGAAGTGGCATAGCAACATCGTGAGATGGTGGCGACCGCTGCGACAAGAATGCCCATAGCGCCGATTCGTCGCAGTCTCCACGCCCGAACTATGACCGCAGCCTCCCTGAGGAGGATTCTCCCTGCGCGAGTGGGCGCGGTTATTCAAAAACGGGTCACGCCGGGTTTTCCTCGCGATGGTAACGCGAGCTTTTACCTTCATAGCGGCCAGCCGGAGCCGTGGCGGGCGAATCTGGTTACTTACCTTTTCTTCAAACAGGATTAACTCATGGCAAAACCGGACTGGGGCGAGCTTCAGCAACGGTTCCTGTCCGATCATGCCGCAACCGGCGTATCACCGAAGGATTGGTGTGAAGCGCAGGGACTGAACTACGCTACCGCCCGTCGATATATCAAAAAGGCACCTGCGCAAAATGCGCAAAAACCTGCGCAGAAGAAATTGCGCACTGCGCAAAAGGAAAAGTGCGCAAAAGAGCTGGTGGATGATGACGGCCTTACTGCTCAGCAGCGTTTATTTGTCGCAGAGTACCTGAAGGACAACAATGCCACGCAGTCCGCCATTCGCGCCGGGTACAGCAAGAAGACCGCTGAACAAATTGGTTATCAACTGCTTCAGAAAACTTCAATTGCCCAGGCGATTGCGCAGCAGCAGAAAGAATCGTTAATGCGCACACTCGGCAGTGCAGACGAGGTGCTTGCGCAGATGTGGCAACTCGCCACTTTCGACGCAAACCAGCTTTCGCAATATCGTCGTGGATGCTGTCGTTATTGCTGGGGCTTCGGTCATCAGTACCAGTGGCGGGATGCTGTTGAGTATGAAGAAAAGCGAATCGAAGCGGTTGAACGCAAACGTCGCGAGCCTGAGGACGTGGGCGGATATGGATATGACCATACGCAGGAACCAAACCCGGAATGTCCACGCTGCAATGGCGATGGAATAGGCCAGCCATTTTTTGCTGATACCCGCAAGTTGCCCACTACGGCAGCGCTGGCATATTCCGGCGTTAAGCTCGGCAAGCACGGCGTTGAAATTACCGCGATAAGCCGCGAACGGATGTTTGAAGCCGTAATGAAGCGCCTCGGCCTGGCGGACAGTGAATTTGCGCAGCGACTTCAACAATTGGAAATTGAACGACGACAATTGGAGGTTGACCAACTTCGAAGGGAGATAGCTTTGGGTAAAAACCCGACGGGATTTGAAGAGGATTATCAACTTCAGCCAATAACTCCCGATGAGGAATCTCCAGATGATCCAATCCTCTAATAGCGATGCCGTCAGCCTGACACCGAAACAGGCAAATATTTACGTCTGGGGCTGGCAGCGTTCAGCGCGTTTCAGGGATGCTGTATGTGGTCGCCGATTTGGTAAAACATTCCTGGGCAAAGCGGAGATGCGCAGAGCCGCCAGACTGGCGCAGAAATGGAAAGTCAGTGTAGAGGATGAAATCTGGTACTGCGCGCCAACCCAAAAACAGGCAAAGCGTGTTTTTTGGCGGAGGCTGAAACAATCAATACCTCCACACTGGCGGGCATCGAAGCCGAACGAGACCGAATTATCGATCACACTCAAAAGCGGCCACATAATGCGATGCGTCGGGTTGAATAACTACGATGATTTGCGTGGTTCCGGCTTGTTTTTCGTGTTGGTGGATGAATGGGCGGATTGCCCCTATGCAGCGTGGGAGGAAGTATTGCGCCCGATGCTGTCGACATGTCGGTATATCGTAAACGGTGTGCAGTATATAGGCGGGCATGCTCTTCGAATTGGCACACCCAAGGGATTCAACCATTGTTATGACTCATGGCTTGCCGGGCAGGACAACCGAGAACCTGATCATAAAAGCTGGCTTTATACTTCTGTGGACGGCGGAAATGTCCCGCCTGAAGAGCTGGCAGCAGCTCGCCGGCGAATGGATCCCAGAACGTTCAGGCAGGAATATGAAGCCTCGTTCGAAAACTATCAGGGCGTTGTCTATTACTGCTTTGATCGCCGTAAAAATCATACTGATGAGATCGTTAAACCTGGTGAAGCGCTTCATATTGGCATGGACTTTAACGTGGGGAAAATGGCGGCAGTGGTATACGTGCTGCGTGATGGCCTTCCCCGCGCTGTAGATGAGTTTATGGATATTTTCGATACTCCAGCAATGATTGAAGCGATTAAGACGCGATATGCAGAAGGGAAACACACAATCAGTATTTACCCTGATGCTTCGGGGAAAAACCGGAAGTCCAGCAACGCCAGTGAGTCCGATATTTCACTTCTCTATGATGCCGGATTCTCTGTGCTGGTTAACGACAGCAACCCGGCAGTAAGGGACAGGATAAATGCGGTTAACTCTATGTTGTGCAATACCTACGGTGAGCGCAGGATGATGGTTAACACGGTAACCTGCCCGAAATTCACTCAATGCCTTGAGCGACAGGTTTATAACGATAAAGGCGAGCCTGATAAGAAAGGCGGCTTTGACCACGGCAATGATGGCGGTGGTTATCCAATCGTGTTCCTGTTCCCTGTTAACGCTACAGCGTTCGACATCACCCTCGATACGACATTCTGATATGGCTAATAACGACATTACATTTGTTCGCCCTGAGGTCAGGGCGGCGTTGCCCGTGTGGAAAAAAATTCGCGATGTTTGTAAGGGGGCGGACGCCGTTAAGGCTGACGGGAACGCGTATCTCCCGTATCTCGATCCCTCCGATAAATCATCACGGAACAAAAAACGCAACGAGGCGTACATTGAAAGAGCAGTGTTCTATGCGGTAACGGGAAATACGAAAATCGGCCTGATGGGCCTTGCCTTTCGCAAAGACCCGACTCTGACCGCACCGGAAAAGCTCACCTACGTTCAGAACAATGCTGATGGTGCCGGGACAAGTATCTACCAGCAGGCGCAGCAGGTGCTTGAAAATGTCCTTGAGGCGGCCCGTGACGGGCTTTACGTTGATTACGCCAGCGCCAGTGATGAAGCCATTATTCTCCGCTATCTGGCAGAGAACATCATCAACTGGCGCACGGAAAGGATTAACGGACGCGATCAGCTAGTGCTGGTGGTGCTGCGCGAATGCATTGAAGAGCCTGACGGTTACGGATTTCAGGAACGCATCCAGTATCGTGAACTGGCGCTGAAGGAGGGAAAATTCGTTTGCCGGGTCTGGCGTAGGTCGGGTGATACGCAATCTGGGGCATATGAAGTCAGCACCGAGTACTGGCCTAAGCCCAAAGGAGAAAACTACTGGGATGAAATCCCGTTCACCTTTGTTGGTGCGCAAAATAACGATCCGACAATTGATGAATCCCCACTTGCAGCGCTGACAGAAATCAATCTGGGTCATTACCGGAATTCCGCTGACTATGAGGACAGTGTGTTTTTCTGCGGTCAGGTGCAGCCAGTTATTACTGGTCTTGATACAAACTGGCGAGACTGGTTGCAAAAGGCTGGCATTAAAGTTGGTTCCAGAACGCCATTCTTACTTCCGAAAGACGGAAGTTTCACCTACGCACAGGCGCAACCTAATACCCTCGCTAAAGAGGCAATGGACAGCAAGCGTGATTATATGGTGCAGCTCGGAGCCCGGTTAATTGAGCAGAATTCTGCTGTCAAAACAGCCACGCAGGCTACCGGAGAACAGACGTCATCGACTTCTGTTCTGGGTATCTGCGCAGCGAACGTCACCGAAGCCTATGGTCGCGTTCTCGCGTGGTGCGCGCGCTATCTTGGTGTGAAAAATGAAACACCGACATTCGTTATCAGTCAGGAATTTATCGCCAGAGTGGCTGAGTCAGGGATCGTAACGGCTATTGTTGCGGCATGGCAGTACGGCGCGATTCGTGATTCCGATATGGTACGTGCGTTGCAGAAACTGGACATCATTGACCCCGCAGACAGTGTTGAAGATGTGATCGACACAATCCGCAATCAGGAGCCAACGTTGATCGGAGGCGGTAATGGCGACGGTTAACGAGCAACTGCGTGATGAATCAATCGCGCACGCTATCTGGATAAGTCGTTACAGTACCGGCGTTGCTAACCGGATGGTGAAGCTGCTCAACGAAAGTGATGCTGAGCTGACAGCGCGCCTGCTGGTGGCTATGGATGGGCTTGATGCAGACAGTTTCACTGTAACGCGCCTTCAGGCATTGCTCGCCAGTGTCAGGGCAGTGAACCATCAGGCTATTCAGTCAATGCTGCAAGGGTTGTCCACAGAGCTGAACGACCTGGCGCAACATGAGGCTGGTTATCAGTTGAGCCTGTTTGATTCTCTGCTGCCTGATTTTGTGACCGACGTTCATCCGCTGGTGGGCATCTCTCCTGACGCGGTGTATGCCGCAGCGATGGCGCAACCATTCCAGGGACGATTGCTCAGCGAATGGGCGTCAAACCTTGAAGCGGATCGCCTAAACCGCATCAGCAATACAGTGCGGCAGGGCTTTTTGCTGGGCGATACGACAGAGCAGATAGCGCGCAATGTTCGCGGCCACGCTAATCGTGGATACCAGGACGGTGCGTTACAGATGAGCCGCGCCAATGCCGCCAGTATAGCGAAAACAGCGGTGGGTCATCTCGCGGCAACGGCGCGTAACAGCTTCGTCAGTGCCAATGACGACATCATTAAGGCGAGGCAGCAACTATCGACCCTGGACAACAGGACGTCATCTCAATGCAGAATAAGGGACCGTCTGCAATGGACGTTAGATAAGAAACCAATCGGGCATAAAATTCCATACCTCCAGGGCGCTGGGCGATTGCATTTCTGTTGCCGCTCAACCGAGACCTACGTTCTCAAATCAGCGAAAGAACTGGGTATCGATGTTCGCGATATTCCGCCAGGCACTCGCGCCAGCATGGACGGACAGGTTGCCGGTGATACAACTTATCAGGAATGGTTCACACGCCAGTCGTTCGATCGCCAGAAGCAAATCGTTGGCGAGAAGCGTGCGCGGCTTATCCGCGATGGCGGTATGTCGCCAGATGAGTTCTACACCGATAAAGGAGAATGGCTCACGCTGGCGCAGTTGCGGGAACGTGACGAACAGGCATTCAGAGAGGCGGGTTTATGAAACTAACATTAATTAACCGGCTGAAATTGTGCTGGGAAATACTAACGGTAAAAAGCGGGCATGCACACACCGCGCAAGAGAAGCAACTCTCTACATTTCAGCGCGGATACCGTGCTGGCTTAAAAGACGCAGGTATTTAACAGGAGAACATAATGAAATTCCGCAAAAAGCCGGTTGTTATTGATGCTGTTCAGTGGACCGGAACAAACACGCAGGAGATTTACGATTTCTGTAACTCAGGCAGTCGGGACTGCCATGTTATGGGGGATGATCTGCTAATTAAGACACTGGAAGGCACCATGACAGCAAGCGCTGGCGATTACATTATTCGCGGCGTGAATGGTGAACATTACCCCTGCAAGCCGGACATTTTCGATAAAACCTACGAGCCAGTCGGGTTGTGATAAAATAATCAGTGGCTAGGGTAGCTCCCGAAAAGCGGCATCGTCACCGCCTGCCACTAATAACCTGACGAGCAACGAGACGAGGTTGACGATGGCTGCTCCAGAAAACAATTTACATTACGCCGGTAATGAATTGATTATTCATGATTCAGGTGACGGACCCGATCAGTTTTATCGCTATGTTAGTCCGAACGACCTAACAAATGCTGAATTATTGAACGCGCTGCGCGATGTTGTTGAGCGCAATGGCATTGGATACATAGAACCATCCGATACGGTAGTACGCGTCGGTGCTCATGTTGGTCCATGCAAAGATCTATTTAAAAAATTCAGTCAGCATGAAACGATGACTGTTATCGTTGATGGCGGATACACTAAAGTCGGCCAGGTTGATATGGATTCACAAAAACAAAGAGACCTTATTGCAAGCCTGCATGAAGAGTTAGTAATCGCAAGGGGACTCATTAAAGAGATTTGCACAGTGCGAAGCATTGCGGAGCCAAAGGCTTCTTTGCAGAGAATGGATAAAGCCATTAAAGATGCAAAAGATATGCTTGAAAATATCTAAATAAAGAGGTCGCCATAGCGCGGCCTTTTTTATTATCTGAAATTCACAACAGGCTGCCTCCGGGCGGCCTTTTTTATTGGGCCAGGCCCACACTGAATATCCCAAGGGGACAATATGCTTATTCGTAACATGCTCATCAAATATTATTCGGCGGCTGGTGGTGAAGGTGGTGAAGGTGGCGGTGGCGGCGGTGAAGGTGGCGCACCAGAAATTACGCCGGAAATTCAGAAGCTGATTGATGAGCAGGTATCGGCTCAGGTGTCAGGGCTGAAAAACAAAAATACAGAGCTGCTCGGAAAGCTCAGGGAGTCAACCGAGTCCCTCAAACGTTTTGACGGTATCGACCCTGACGCTGTTCGCAGCATTCTGCAACGTTTTTCCGACGACGAAGAAGCAAAGCTGATCGCCGATGGAAAAATTGATGAGGTGCTGAACAAACGTACTGAACGTTTACGCGCTGACGTTGATAAGCAAATCAAGGCCGCTAACGAGCGTGCGGATAAAGCTGAAGCGTTCTCGAATAAATTCCGGGATCGGGTGCTGGCTGATGCAATTCGCGCGGCGGCTGCAACCGTCGGCGCGCTGCCTGAAGCGTCCGACGACCTGATCCTCCGTGCCAAAGGCACATTCCAGCTCAACGACGAAGGCGAGGCCGTAGCTGTTGATGCAAACGGTGATGTTCTGTTCGGCAAAGACGGCAAGACCCCGTTAAGCCCTGCTGAGTGGGCGGAATCCCTGAAAGAATCCGCGCCGCACCTGTTCCCCCGCGCTGAAGGCACGGATGCAGGTGGTCATAAGCAGCAGGGAAGCGGCGCTCTTAAACGCTCTGAAATGACATCGGCCGATAAAACAGCCTACATCCGTAAACACGGACAACAGGCCTTCCTCAGGTTACCAAAGTAAGGAACAACAATGGCTACGACCGTTAATACTGATCTGATTATTTATGACGATCTCGCGCAAACTGCGTTTCTGGAGCGCCGTCAGGATAATCTGGATGTTTTTAACCAGGCGTCTAATGGTGCAATCATTCTCGATAACGAACTGATCGAAGGTGATTTCCGTAAGCGCGCTTTCTATAAAGTCGGCGGTTCTATCGAAGCGCGTGACGTTAACTCTACTGACCCGGTAACGGGTAAAAAAATCGGCGCTGGCGAGTCCGTCAGCGTAAAAGCACCATGGAAATATGGCCCGTACGAAACTACGGAGGAAGCGTTCAAACGTCGCGGGCGTGATGTGAGCGAGTTTTCTGAGGTGATTGGTGTCGATGTGGCTGACGCGACACTGGAGGGCTACATCAAGTACGCGCTTCAGGGGCTGATTGCCGCTATCGGTGCCAACGCTGATATGGTCGTGACTGCGGATATTGCCACTGATGGCAAGAAAACGCTGACTCGCGGTCTGCGCACCTACGGCGATAAATTCAACCGCGTTTCCCTGTTCGTTATGCACTCCACTACCTACTTCGATATTGTTGATCAGGCTATCGACAACAAAATCTACGAAGAAGCGGGCGTGGTCGTGTACGGCGGCCAGCCAGGTACGCTGGGTAAACCGGTTCTGGTGACCGATACGATGCCTGTTGATGCAATTCTGGGGCTGGTGGCCGGTGCTGTATCAGTAACTGAGTCTCAGGCGCCGGGGTTCCGCTCCTATGACATCAACGACCAGGAAAACCTCGCGATCGGCTATCGCGCTGAAGGTACGGTGAACGTCGAACTGCTGGGGTACAGCTGGGATACCACCAAAGGCGAAAACCCGGACCTTACCGCCATTGGCACGCAGGGGAACTGGAAGAAACACTTCACCAGCAACAAATCCACTGCTGGGGTTTTGATTCAGCTCGGCGGCGGCAGCTAATCACCAGGGGCTTCGGCCCCTTTTTTATTGCGCGTCCACCGCGCCTGACAAACGAGAGTCTTTCAGAAAGTGAGCCTGAGAACGCCGTACAGGTGGCGACCTCTCTCGGGCTGCGTTCTGGTGGACAGGCTCACTTTTTAAAAGGAAACGCAGATGAAATACCAGATAGCGAAGTTATACCGTGGAGACCATTTCCTTGGTTACGGTATTGCCGTGGATGGTCAACTACTGGATGGACAGGCCTCGACCAGCATTAACACCGAAATAACTTCCTTGCCAACGGTCACAGTGGTTTTTAACCTCAATAAAGACCACGCCGAAAATCAAATCACCATTGACCTTGACGAGAAGGTATAAGCAATGGATGTCATTGTTGGTGGGGTTCCTTATGTCCGCGCCGATAGCGTTTCCCATAATAAAATCGGAATCGCGATAACCACTCATAACAGGCCGGATGTCCTCGCAAGATCACTTGAGCAACATCGAAAATATTTACCTCCCGGTGCGGTCGTGTTCGTCATTGATGATGGTTCAAATCCGCCAGCAACAGCTCCGGGTTGGTGTAATTTAATCCGGCACGATAATTCAAAAGGCATTGTTGCTTCGAAGAACGCCAGTCTTACAGCGCTGATGGATACCGGGTGCGAACACCTTTTCCTGTGGGACGACGACGCATGGCCGATTGCCGATGGCTGGCATCTTCCGTATATCGAATCACCCGAGGCGCACCTGGCTTACCAGTTCCTCGACCTTGCCGGACCGCGAAAACTTAACGATCTCGCTGTGCTTTATAGCGACGATAAGCATGTGGCGTATACCGGACAGCGCGGCGTGATGCTTTATTACCATCGCAGTGCGATCGAGAAGGTAGGCGGATTTGATCCGGTATACGGGCGCGGCATGTACGAACACAGTGACCTTGCCCTGCGCATCCATAACGCTGGCCTGACTACTTGGGCTTATGCCGATGTAACTGGTTCCGAAAAGTTGATTCATTCGCTCGATGAGCATGAAGCCGTAGACCGTTCAGTACCAACGGCAGACCGGAAAGCGCTGGTGGAACGTAATGTAAAAATCCACAACGAGCGTCGCGATAAGGGGTATACCGGCTATGTCGAATACCGGCGCCAGCGCGACGTTGTGATCACAACATTACTGACGAGCCAACCGGACCCGCAGCGCGGTAGCAGAATGCAGCCTGACCCGGCCGCGCTGACCACCTGGGCTAAATCAATCCGGGGTGCCGATGCCGTAGTGCTGGCAGACCAGCTAACCTCCGCTCCCGATGGTGCTCAACTGGTGACAGTTCCAGATGTCGCAATGAACGTCTACTTCCGGCGCTGGCTGCATATCTGGCAGCACCTGCGCGATCATCCTGAATACCGGTTCGCCTGGTGTACCGATGGTACTGATGTCGAAATGCTTTGCGCGCCGTGGGAAGAGATGGAGGCCGGAAAACTCTACGTTGGTTCGGAGCCGAAAACCTACGCTGACGCATGGGCGAAACAGAATCACCCGGAACGCATCTATCAGGAGTTTATCGAACAGCACCGCAACGATGTGATGCTTAACGCCGGGCTGCTGGGCGGTACGCGCGCAGATGTAATGGCGTTCGCTCACGGCATCATCCGCCTTTACTACCGGATTGAGAGCTACCGATTCTGGAAGAAAGAGCAGGCTGGCGCCGCAGTGGGTGACATGCTGGCATTCGGCATCGTGGCGAAGTCTTTGGGGGATCGGATAGTAACCGGCCCGCGCATCCACACAGTGTTCAAGTCTGAAGGTACCGGTAAGGAGTACGCCTGGTGGCGCCATAAATAGTGGAGAGAAGTTCAAAGCGAGACACGGATTGAAGGTGCTGATTAATGGCAAATTCAATCCGTGAAACGTTTAACAAAAAGTAAGAAAATCTTTAATTATCGTCATCGCTACTCTTTTGGAAGTGCTGAACAGCCTGGTCATACATTGAGAGGAGATTAGATATATCTCCTCCTGAATAAACAGGAACTCTTTGGGCTCTAATCATTTCAATCAGTAATGCATAAGCTGATTCTTCTGGGGCATTTTGAGGATTGATAAGTCCAGACATATTTACTCCTTGTATTAATGAGCCTTCAGCCTATCCGCACTTTAATTCGTTGAAAATCCTGATATGCAGACAGTAGCCGCCACCGCGCGGCTTTTTTATTGGTTGCGAGATATGCACATGACTAAAAAATGTTGCGTGAATGACTGCGATAATCGTTCTGAAAAAAGAAGGATGTGTGGAAAGCACTATTTCAGATGGCGGAAATACGGTGACCCATTGGTTGTGCGGAACACAGTTTATAGCTCTCCACAGGAAGCAATTAAGGCCAGGACAAAGATTGAAGGCGAATGCCAGGTATGGACTGGAGCAAGGTTAAAAACAGGTTACGGCAGCATACGAACTGGCGGTAAGGCATTACGTGTGCATCGCTTTGTTTGGGAATCCGTGAATGGTCCTGTTCCTGATGGAATGGATGTCGACCATATTTGTCGCAACAGGCTCTGCTGCAATATCAATCACCTCAGGTTGGCCAGCAGAAGTGAGAACAATCAGAACCTCGGCGGCGCTAAGAAAAATAGTAAAACTGGAGTACTCGGGGTTACTTATCTAAATCGCGGCAACAGGCGCTGGCTTGCGCAAGTTAAGCTCAATGGCAAGTTTGTTCTAAGGAAAACATTCATGTCACTTGAAGAAGCCAGGGACGCAGCTGTAGCCGCCAGGCTTGAACACTTCTCACACAATGAGGCTGACAGATGTTGATCGCCATCGTGGCTCACCACTCTCGCCGCATCATAGCTGATGAGTTAGCGAGTCAGCTTGATGCTGACATTGTCTTCATGGATGAGCATAGCGCTGGTGCAAATGCAAATCATCTTCGCGCTCTTCGTTGGGCAGTTGAGCAGTCAGACAGAGTGATTATCATCGAAGAGGATGCATTACCCGTTGATGGGTTTCGTGAAAAGGTATTCGACTGGCTTAACCGCTTCCCTGATTCCCTGGTGAGTTTTTACCTGGGAACCGGGCGGCCACCTCAGTACCAGATGCAGATAGCCGAACGGCTGATAGTTGCTGATAAGACTCGGGCAGACTTCATCACGTTGCCGCGATTGATACATGGCGTTTGCTACAGCGTCCCGCCCCAGCATATTGAGCGCGTGTTATCTCGATGGGACAGCAGTAAGCCAGCCGATTATGCCGTGGGTGATGCCTGGGGTGGTTCAGTAGTCTATCCGTGTTACTCACTGGTGGATCATGCCGACGGTGAACCGGTAGAGCGCCATCCAGACAGAACACCGCGCACAGAGCGCCGCCGGGCGTGGAGATTATCTCAATGACAACCTATATAACCGTCGCTGATGTTGACCAGTTGCTTGGTGAAAACTGGACTGAGCCAGATAAAAAAGCAAAAGCGGTTCTGATGGCTAATGCCTGGATGACAAGCCTCAATCTTCAGGATATCGACCTCAATAATATTCCTGATGATGTAAAACAGGCTGGCGCATACGCAGCTTCCGTCGCGGCTGTTGGAAACCTTTACCAACAGAAAACCAGTTCTGGCGTCGTTACGAGTGAGTCAGTTACAGCGGATGGAGTGAGTGTATCTGAATCGTATGCTGAATTATCGGTAGACAGTTCATCACTTCTTGACCCTGATCTTCAACTGGCGCTGGCATTGCTGGGCCCGTGGCGGCTGAGTCCTTTTCAAACGTACTTTGTGAGGGCTTGATATGGGCGAAGTAGTCAACATTGAACCGCGCAAGCCGCATGTTTGCCTACAGACTTCTGACGGCAATGTGCATGTCATTCCGGTATCCCTTATGCGAGCGATCGCTGATGGGAAAATGTCGCCAGATGACATTGCTGACAGGGACCAGGTGGTCAGGGCGATTATCGCTGAGTGGTTGAGGCTGATTCATGGGAATTCGTGAAAAATTACAGACGAAGGTCGCAAAGGCCTTTGATACCAAGCTGGCGGATGCCGTCAACGATTTCACCGGCTCTTACGTCATCCAAACCGGATGGGACCCGGTAACGGAAACGGGCGGTGAAACCACAGTGACCTACACCGGGCGTGGCGTTCTGTCGAAATACAGCCTCAACCGCATTGATGGCGTCAATATCCTGCACGGCGACCTGAAATTAACAGCGCTGACGAATGAAGTTACCGACGAACCGAAAGTCGATCACATCATCACTGCACCAGACCTGATTACCGGCGAACAGCAACGCTACAAAGTCATTACGGCAGGAACCGATCCGGCGAAAGCAACATATTCCATTCAGTTGCGGAGGGTGTGATATGGCGAACGGGTGGAGTATCGACCCTTCTGTTTTTATGAATCAGGTTGAGGAAGACGTTGGTAAAAAATTGCGTTTTATCTCGCTTCAGTTGCTGAATGAAATTGTCTCTCGCTCTCCGGTCGATACCGGGCGTTTCCGTGCGAATAATCAGGTGAGTATTGGCTCTCCTGAATACGGCACCACCGATACAACAGATAAAAATGGATCGGCGACTTTGCAGCAAGGCAGCGCTGTTATAGCGCAGGGAAAACCTTATTCAGTGATCTACATTCAGAATAACCTCCCATACGCGGAACCTCTGGAGAATGGTCACTCGCAGCAGGCTCCGGCGGGTATCTACGCTGTCTCATTCCACGGTGTAACACAGGCCTACAAATGACCCTCACAGAAATTCGTAACGCTGTCATTGCTCGTATGACGGCGCAGACGGCTATTGCTGAAAGTGACGTGACATACCCTAACGACCCGACATTCGACCCGAAAGGAAAGGATATATGGGCGCGTGTGACAAACATAGCCGGTCAGGCAGGCGCGACGGAAATCGGCGCGGGCCCCGTTGTACACAGAACGGGGATTGTCATTATCCAACTTTTTGTTCCCACCGGCTCTCACTCATTACCAATAACTCAGGCCGCCGACAAAATTGTTTCTTTGTTCGAGTTCCAGGATGACGGCGCGCTGAGCTATTTCGCTGCATCAGCATACGAAGTCGGTGATGCCAATGGTTGGTATCAATGGAACATCAACATCCCTTACCGCGCGACTTAGCGCCAAATAACAGGAGGTAACCAGATGTCATCTGGAGCCAAAGTTCTTAGTGCATTCGTGCGCGAAACCACTCCCGGCGTAACCCCAACGGGTATTCCGTGGAACCTTTTAAAACGCACAAGTTGGGGCGTTGGCCCGTCCCAGAATACCAACGACAACGACGAGATCGGCGGCACCCGAATGGCGCAGGGCGCTACGCTTGGAACAGTCGATGTTGGCGGCGATGTCGGGGCAAAATTCCGCTACGGCCAGCATGATGACTTCCTGGCTTCGTGTTTTGGCGCGGAATGGGCAGGCAATGTGTTGACGATGGGGAATGACCGTATCTCTTTCTCACTTGCAACATATGCCTCCGATGTTGGTATCGCCTCTATCGTTCGCGGCGCGCAGGTAAGCGTGTTCCAGTTGGAAGTTCCTAACGACGGTGACGTTACTGCGACTATTACTTTTGCGGGGCTGGGCTGGGATTCGAAAGCCGATGACACCAGTTATATCGAAGGTACACCTGCTGATAACGCTGGCGAGCTGCGTTACTCGTTCAAAGAGGTCACCGCAATCAACCTGAACGGAATCGACGGTGGTGATGGTTTCTGTATCGACACCTTCAACATCCAGTTCGATAACAACGTCCAGACCCAGCGTTGCATCGGCACCGGTTCACCCTATGCCGGGGCTAATATCCCAACCACCTTCACGCCTTCAGGTTCGATCACATTATCCTGGTCTAAAGCTGCGTGGGAGGTATGGAGCAAGACGCTGACCGGGGCGACGGTGCCGTTTAGCTTCACCCTGGCGAACGACGAAGGGCAGTACACTTTCAACTTCCCGAAAGTGCAGGTCGCTGGTGACTGGCCGGATGGCGGCAATACCGACATTATTCAGGTTCAACTGGATATCACTGCGGCCGACGAGTCGCCGACAATTACCCGCGCTGTTACCATTCCGGCAACCGGCATCACGGTAACCCCGGAAACAGCTTCCGTTGATGTGGGCGATACAACCAGCCTCACTGCAACGCTGTCTCCCGCAGGTGCAACGGATACTGTTACGTGGGAGTCATCCGATCCTGAAGTGGCAACAGTTAGTGCATCAGGCGTCGTTACTGGTGTTGCGGCCGGAACGGCAACCATCACCGCTAAGGCACGCACTTTTACCGATACGGCAACCATTACCGTAACTGAACCATAAAATTTCCCTTGCCCGTTCCGCTCTGCATGGCGGCGCGGGCTTTTTTCATGCAGGAGTTTCGAATGATTATCCTAACACCACGAATTGATGTTGGCGGCGAGCGCTGGTTTTTTCCGTATAAGCGAGACGAAAAACGTACGAAACCGTACACAGAGGAAGAGGAGGCGAAATTCAGACTACGCCTGCTTGTCGTCAGCAGTGAAAACCCTCAATTTCGCTCAATGAACGCTCTGGTGCGCCGTCACATCGACAAACTGGATGCCAGTTATCATGTCGGCACTAGGCAGTTCGACATTTCCAGCGTCGGTGATATCGACTCCATTGACGATTTGCTGATTAATAACTGCGCACGCCACCTACTCAAAGATTGGGAGGGCGTAGGAGAGTTGATCGACGGTAAGGAAGTCCCGATCGAGTACTCGCCAGAAAACGGTATCGCATTACTCAAGCAGAATCCTGAGTTGTACTGGATGGTACTGGCTGAAGCCGCCAGCATCGCCCAGGGCAAAGAGCGGCAAAAGCAGGAAACCGTAAAAAAGCCATCGAAGCGCAACAATGGTTCAGCGAATTCGGCGGGGAGAAGGGCGAAAAGGCAAAGTGGCGAAGGGAGAAATTAAAACTCCCGCCAATTCCCGAACCTGAAATTGACGGTGTGACAGGGGAAATCCTCAACGCTTACTCCGTTATTTCCCGATCCCGGCTTTATGCCGGGATGGCTGGTGCGCCGCTGCCGATCTCACTTCATGATATTGAGCGCTTTCTTTCTGCGCGTCCCGTCCTCATTGATCGTGATGAATTTGACGCGGCGATATTTGCCCTCGATGACGCATGGCGTGAGCAGTGGGCGCAGGAACAGAAAAAACACGGCAAACAGAAACAATAAGCCCGGCATGTCCGGGTATTTTTATGCCCGGAGATCGCAATGTCAGAACAGACATCCCGCCTCGCAATAATTCTTGACAGTACGGGCGCGCAGCGCAACGCAGATAACCTTGCTACTGCATTAGTTAAAATTACCCAGGCTGGTGAACAGGCAGAAAAAGCCACTGACGATCTGAGTAGCGCCACCAAAGACCTGAACGCATGGCTAAAAGTCGGACCGAAACACGCAAGCGAAAATGCTAAGGCTACGGATGAACAGCGCGAGGCATTAAAAAAGCTACGCGACCAGATAGACCCTGTGGGGGCCGCCCTTAACAAGCTTGATGACCAACTACAGCAGCTTCAGAGTCATTATAAGGCTGGTATTCTCCCTGATGCTGATTTCGAAGATTTATCAGGAAAAATACGTGAGACAGAAAAAGCGTTAAATGGCGAGGCTCGGGCTGAAAGAGAAGCGGCAATAGCGCGTGAGCAGCAAAGTGCTTCACTAAAAAGACTGGTCGCTCAGCTTGATCCAGTTGGCGAGGGATTCCGCCGACTAGCGGAGCAGCAAAAGCAGCTCGACTCTGCGAAATCGTCAGGGCTGCTTTCCCCTGAGTCATACGCAAAACTTTCCGGCACGCTCGGTGAAATGCGTACCGAGTTAGAAAAAACACAGGCGCAGTTAGGCAAAACTGGCATGTCAGCAAAACAAACCGCTTTTGCGATGCGACTTGTTCCGATGCAAATGACCGATATCGTCACAAGCTTAGCCGCAGGGCAACCACCATTGATGGTTCTGTTACAGCAGGGCGGCCAGCTTAAGGATATGTTTGGCGGTATTGGTCCAGCAGCCAAGGCTATGGGGGGATATATTCTTGGACTGGTTAACCCTTTCACGCTGGCGGCTGCTGCGGTCGGCGTGCTGGGTGTGGCGTACTACAAAGGCACGCAGGAACAGGACGCTTTCAATAAATCACTCATCCTGACGGGTAACCAGGTAGGGAAAACATCGGGTCAACTGGCGGACATTGCCGCGCGCGCTGGCGTGGCGGCGAACTCTACCACTGGCAAAGCAGCATCAGCGCTAAATCTACTGGTGGAATCTGGAAAGGTTGCCGGTGATTCGCTTGAGCGCGTGACCACTGCCGTTGTTAAAACGAGTGAAGCCACTGGTATTGCGACCGATAAACTGGTGGACGATTTCAACAAAATTGCCGCAGATCCGGTTGAGGCAATCACTAAACTGAACGATCAGTATCACTTCCTTACGCTGGCAACTTACAACCAGATTAAGGCCCTCCAGGATGAAGGGAATCAGCAGGAAGCGGCGCGCGTTGCTACTGATGCTTACGCCACCACCATGCAGCAGCGTGCCGCAGATATTCAGGATAACCTCGGTTATCTCGAAAAGGCATGGAACGGACTCACCGGCGCAGCAAAAGGCGCATGGGATGCAATGCTGGGCGTTGGGCGAGAGCAGTCTCTTGAACAACGCTTGGCTGATGCAACTAAAAAGGCAAATGATGCGCGCGGCAAAGCCGTGGGTAATATTTTCGGTGTGCCAGGGTGGCAAACTGAAGCAGCAGCAGCGGCTAATTTTCTGCAAAGTGCTATCGACCTGCAAGGCGACCTTACAAAAGCTGTCGCGGCTGGCAGAGAAGAGCAGGATAAGGCAATTAAAATACAGCAGGAAGCTGATCGCGTTAACCAGCAGTTCCTGTCGAATGCTGATAAGCGAAACAAGGCGATTCAGCAGCAGAAGAAATTCCTTGATGCCGGGGCCATCAGTGAAGATCAGTACGCGAAAAATATCGCGCGCATCAATGAAATGTACAAAGACCCTAAATCGCCAACAGCACCGAAGGGAAAAGCATATAGCGAAGATGCCGCGACACGACTACTGGATCAGATTAACCAGCAGACCGCCGCAATGCAGTCCCAGCTTGACGCCAGCGATAAGCTCACCAGCGCCACTCAGGCGCGAGTGAAGTTTGAACAGCAGATAGCTGACCTCAAATCGAAAACGCAGCTCACCGCCGATCAAAAATCGCTTTTGTCCCGCTCTGAAGAAATTGTTCAGGCCTACAAGCGACAGGAGACGTTGCAAAACTCCGTTAAAACGCTCGACGATTACCGGAAAATGCAGGAACAGGTTAAAGCGAAGGATGAGCAGCAGAATGATTTGCTTCGCGAACGGCTTGCGCTGCTGGAAAAAGCAAAAGCCACAGGGAAGCTGGCTCCGGGGGAATACGAGCAAACCCGATCTGATATTTACAAAAACACCCCAGCGGAGTTGCCTTCTTCAGTGAAGAGTGTGGTTGGCAACCTGTCACCGACTGGCGGCCAGTTATCCGGCACGTTCGGCGGTATGCAACAGCAGTACATGCAGATCGATCAGGCGCAACAGCAGTTACAGACGTGGTTGCAGGCTCAGGAAGCGGCATATGCCCAGGCTGCGCAAATCACCACGGAAGGCGAAGCGCGAATGACGGCAATCCGCCAGCAGGCGGCGCAAGCCAACCAGGTAATCGAATCCCAGAAAAACGAAATCATCACCAGTGCGACGCAAACCATGATCGACAGTGGTTTGCAGATTCTGGCAACTGGTTTCGGGGAGCAGTCCGGGATTTATAAAGCGGCGTTCGCTGCCAGCAAGGCATTCGCTATTGCACAGTCTCTGGTTTCGATCCAGCAGGGGATTGCAATGGCGGCGGCTAACCCGTTCCCGTACAACATCGCTGCGATGGCATCCGTTGCAGCGGCGACGGCGAGCATCGTTTCTAATATCGCAGCCGTAGCTGATGTTGGATTCAAAGGTGGTGGTTACACAGGCGGTTCAAGCATTAATGATGTGCGTGGTCTGGTGCATGGTAAAGAGTTTGTTTTTGATGCTGCGTCAACGAAAAACATCGGCGTCTCGAATCTGGAATCGATACGCAAGAATGGTCTCGACGCCACGTTATCAAAGCCCGGTTTCGGTACGGGGGCGCAGAACGTCAATAACAACAGTAATTCAACTGTATTCAGCCCCCAGATTCAGCAGGACTTCTATATTCAGCAGGGTGTAACGCCTGAGCAGATGGATATGTCTCTCGCCAACACCGCCAAAAAGGCGACGACGGACGCAGTTGATCAGGTGGCGAACCAGATTGTCCGGGGTAACGGGAAAGTGGGTAACGCAATGCGAGGAACGTACACCGGAAGGAGAACGACCTGATGGCTGAAAAATACTACCCTCACGATTATCTCCCTATGCCGCTTCAGGACGGTTATGCATTTCAGCCAGTCAGCCCGTTAAAGCGCACCGAAATGACCACTGGCCGCGCCCGCCAGCGCCGCGCGTTTATTTCGACGCCGACACAGGCAAATGTGCAGTGGCTTTTCGAAAACGATGCTCAGGCTCAGCTTTTTGAGGGCTGGTATCACGAAACCATTACTGACGGTGCCGACTGGTTTTTTATGCGGTTGCAAACGCCGCTGGGCGTTGAACTCTACAAATGCCGGTTTATGGACATCTATCAGGGGCCGACGCTGGTCGCCCCGATTTACTGGCAGTTCTCCGCGAAGCTTGAGTTGTGGACTCGACCTGTCCTCGGTGATGGCTGGGCTGAGTTCCCGGACTACATCATCAACAGCAGCATCATCGATATTGCACTTAACAGGGAGTGGCCGGAAGCATGACCAGTCCAACTTTAAAACGACTGTATGCCTCTTCCGGTGAAGAGGTCATTATCAAAACTTTGCAGATCAACATCGGTGATGATGTCCTGTATCTCTGTGATGGCTACGACAACATAACAGCGACGACGGAAACTGGCGAAGAGGTCACATTCATCGCCAGCGCCATCGATGTTGCGCTACCGGCGCGGAACAGTGACGGCACTCAGGATTTGCAGTTTGCTGTCTCAAACATCAACGGTGAAGCATCCACATCCGTGCGTAGCGCGCTGGAAAATCTGCGTGGCGCCACGGTGACCTACCGACAATATACATCTGACGATTTAGCCGCGCCCGCAGACCGCCCTTATACCCTGACGGTTAAAAACGGGTACTGGACTGCAACACAGGCGCAGATTATCGCGGGATACATGAATGTGCTGGATACTGCCTGGCCCCGCTATCGCTACACACTCCCGTTCTATCCTGGCCTTCGTTACATGAGCTAATACAGAAGCGATTTTGACGAAATCGACTGTTATGTTAAAATAATACCGCTTTAGGTTAGCGGTGGTGGGTGCTGGTTCGACTCCAGCGATGTTGTGGGCCCCATTCCTTTATTGTTTAGCGGTTCTATTCGGGTTTATTGCAAATAGTTTACCAGTGGTACTAAAAAATGAAGGGGGAAGTATGGGGAAATTGCATTTTATGGTAGTTACATTTTTTCAAATAGCATCTGGTTGGTTCATGGGAATGGGCATTAATGCAACAGGTACGGTTACCTCGCTAACCTAAAGCAAAAAAATCATTATCAAACCTCGCTCCGGCGGGGTTTTTTATTGCCTGAAATTCGGAGGCTTAATGTTCAATCAAGATAAATACCTTTCGGTCAGATGGCTGAAGGGCGGACGCGCTTACCCTGAACTTGACTGTTTCGGCATCGTGAATGAAGTGCGTCGCGACCTGGGATTGCCAGAATGGCCGGATTTTGCCGGGGTAACGAAAGATGATGGCGGCCTTAATCGCGAAGCGCGAGAACTGATGCTCTCCCTGCAACGCTGCGAGCCATGTGAAGGCGCTGGCGTGGCTTGCTATTCAGGCTCAACCGTTACGCATGTCGGCGTTGTCGTGGTGCTTAATGGTCGTTTGCATGTGGCCGAATGCAACCCTAAATCCAACGTTTCTTTCACGCCGGTGGCGCAGTTTGTTCGCCGCTTCGTTAAAGTGGAGTTCTGGAAGTGACCATCAGAATTTATCCTTCCCGGTTACCCGGCGAGCCGCTGGAAACGCATGAACATGGCGCGGTAACTATTCATCAGTGGATGACGCGGAACGTTGATAATTATCGCGCTGATATGAAGCATCCAATCGCAATCGAAGTGGACGGTGTGAATATCCCGGCTGCGGCATGGTTCGATTATGCGATCAGCCCGACAAGTGATGTGCGCATTTATCCGGTTCCTCATGGCGCCGTTGCGCTGGCGTGGATTGCCGTTGCTGTTTCGGTCGCATCTGTTGCTTATGCGTTGTTCTTTGCGCCAGGCGCATCCGACCCCGGTGGTTTTTCTTCGTCGACAGGCGATTCACTGGACGTTAACCCGGCAAAAGCGAACCGTGCAAAACTGGGCGATCCAATCCGCGAGCTGTTCGGACGCCGCCGAATTTACCCCGATTACGTAGTGCAACCGGTAACTCGCTTCAGTCCGGACGATCCGACAGTGATGACCGTTGAAATGTTCGTTGCTCTGGGGTTCGGACAATTCTCATTCGGGGAAGGGGATATGCGCGTCGGCGCCACGCCAGTTTCATCGCTGGGTGATGGTTTCGAGTATACCGTTTTTCAGCCGGGCCAGAATGTGGCCGGTGATCGCCGTAGCGAAAACTGGTTTAACTCCACTGAAGTTGGCGGCACCAGCTCTGGCGCCGGGCTGGATATGGCCCAGACCGCGCCGGATACGGATGATGTTGTAGCGCAGTCACTGATGGTGTCGGGAAGCACAATCACGTTTAACGGATTAAGCGCTGACGACGATACTGCAACAAACGAGCTGCCTGATTCGTGGGTTACTGGTGCGACGGTTGAGCTAATCGTACCCGATCAGTTTGTTGTAACCAACGATGGCGCATACAGCCGTATTGCCAGTGACAATCTGGCAGAAATCGCGCCATATGTCGGCATGCCGGTAACGCTCTGGTACAACGGCGTCGACTACAACCTGTTTATCGCTTCATATACGCCGCATGCAGACGCGACAGAGGAAGAAGAGGAAGTCACCGCGTCGATAACGCTGTCTTATGAGAGTGAAACCGGCGCGCCTTTTACGGGTATTCCTGAGGGGTATATCAGGCTTTCCGTTTCTCACGCTGGATATCAGTACAAAATTTTCGACGTGGACGGCACCAGTGTGACTCTTCAGCGCTTGATTGATGGTGTTGTCGATAACATATGGCCGGGTTTCGTGGCGCGTACCGTGCTTGATTTTGAGGCATCTGGCGTTAACCAGAACGACTCCTGGATGGGCCCGTTTCTGGCATGCCCGGATAATGAAACCATCGACATGTTTGAAGTGAATTTCTTCTTCCCGAATGGCATTTGCGGGTACGACAAAAAAGGGAGAAAACAAAACAGAACGGTTCGCTGGGAAGCTCAGTATCGTGTCTATGGCTCTGGTTCGGGATGGATGAGTAAAACCGGTTCGTATAACACAAAAAATATTAATGGCCTTGGTTTCACTGAGCGCATCACGCTGAGTTCTCCCGGCCTTGTTGAAGTGCGGTGCCGACGCACTAACGAACAAGGGCAGGATAACAGCCGCGATAATATGTACTGGCAATCGTTGCGTGGCCGCCTTTTGACCAGACCGTCATCGTATGCTGGCGTAACGACTATGGGCGTCACGGTGGAAACCGGTGGCAAGCTGGCAGCGCAGTCCGATCGACGCGTAAACGTTGTAGCTACAAGGATTTACGACACTGGCGCGGCGCGCAGCATCTCCGGCGCACTGTACCACGTTGGTAACTCGCTGGGGCTGGACATGGACACCGACGCCATTGATGCGCTGGAAAGTGCGTACTGGACGCCTGACAATGAGTTTTTCGACTTCGAGACGACCGACAGTACATCTGCGCTGGAGGTTTTGCAGAAGATCGCCAACGCCGGGAAAAGCTATTTTCTGCTTGCAGACGGGCTTGCCTCGGTTGCGCGCGAAGGCGTTAAGCCCTGGTCGGGGGTTATCAGCCCGCATGAGATGACAGAAGACCTGCAAACCGCATTCGTGGCTCCGTCTGACGATGACTATGACGGCGTGGACGTTACGTATATCAACGGAACGACATGGGCTGAGGAAACGGTACAGTGCCGGACACCAGATAATCCAACGCCCGTAAAAATTGAAGACTATACGCTTGATGGCGTTCTCGACCGGGACCGGGCATATCAGATCGGCATGCGTCGTCTGATGAAGTATTTACAGCAACGGCTGACGCATACGACCTCAACTGAACTGGACGCGCTTTGCTATAACGTCGGCGATCGTATCGTGCTGACCGACGATATACCGGGCAGCCAGACGATTAGCGCGCTGATTGAAGAGATGGATACCACTGAGAACAAGACAACGTTTACGGTGACGGAGCCTCTTGACTGGTCTTTCGAGAACCCTCGGGTACTAATTCGTTACCAGGATGGCACCGCTTCTGGCCTGATGGTTGCAACAAGAATGGGGGATTATCAGGTGCTGGTTCCCGAGCAACCAGAATTCAGCTCTATTATTCTCAATGATCCGGCTATCGAGCCGCCGCGCCTTATTTTTTGCGACTCTTCGCGCGTTGGCTATAACGCCATTATCTCTGAGATCGCGCCTCAATCTGATGGCACATGCCAGATAACGGCGAAACAGTATAAACCCAGCTTCTACGATTATGACAACGCCACTTATCCCGGCAACGTCGCATAGCAACAATCTCTCCAATACAGACCCGCTCGGCGGGTTTTTCGTTTATGAGGCCCATATGACGACTTATAACACCAACGAACCTCTCGGTTCTGCATCCGCCAAGGTTCTTTATGATAACGCCCAGAATTTTGATCACCTCTCAAATGACCGGGTCAATGAGACGTGGGATGACCGTTTTGGCGTGCCGCGCCTTACCTGGCATGGAATGGAAGTTAAACATTCAGAACAAATGGATTCATTCGAAAATGAGTTTAATAATTTTCTTGTAAACTCTGGATATCAGTTCCTTGGTGACTACGAAGATGGGCCATTAACATTCTCGGCGAGAAACCAGTACACGCGTTACGAAGGACAATACTGGAGGCTCAACACGGAAACAGATGTTCCATTTACAACTACTGGTACGGATGCTACCAGCTGGGAATTGGACGTAACGCATTTTTCTCTTATTGATGGGGATACACTCAGACAGGAAATTACTAACGGCACGTTGCCGTATGGTGAAGACACTATAGGTAACATTTTTGGCCGTACACTGAAGTATTTTGGCGCCGTTGGTGATGGGGAAACAGATGATACAGCCGCGCTATTACTTGCTGACGAATGGAGCATCAGCACCGGTCGTCCGGTTTATGTTCGGGCTGGGGAGTATAAAATTTTAAACGCCGAAATTGGTGGCCATTATATTTTCGATTCTGGCGCATGGATTGTTAACGAAACATTAGGCGCAACTGACAACATATTAATTTCGAGGAATTCTTTGAAACTGCATGGATTGAATGCTCGTGTTGGATGTATCGCGTGGCCTACCAGTGGTAACTACGGTAATGCACTGCTCATTGGCGGTTATTATCAGCCGGCAGATGATTCCGGTCTTGTGAGTGATGTTGAGGTATATGATTTTACCATAATCGGAACGACGACTGCCTTTAGTGGGCAGGCGATGGAGGGATTAGGGAACATAGAAAACGTAAAAGTTAAGCGTGGGAAGTGCATAGGACAAGGTACCGGTATGCTTTTCCATTGGGGAGGTGATGTAGATCTATCAAACCCACATACTGGCACCGTTACGTATAGCCATCACCCGAGAAATATTGAGGTTGAAGATGTTCAATTTCTAAGTGCGGATGGTGTAACTCCCCGTGCAATTGGTCTTTATTTCAGCGCTTGCTACAACGTAAAGGCCAATAATATTTATGGGGAAAGATGCCCAGCACTGATTAGCGCAAAGCCGGGTGATGTTTATGAGCAGGTTGCTGTGGCGCGAGATAAAGGGAAAGTCCATACAGGTATTGATATTCGCAATTGCCACTCACGATTGCCACCAGATACCAATAGCGCAATGATAGCGATTACTGGAGTTCCAGATACATATCGTACAACAGAGACAAGACTTTCTGCTCTTGACCCTTCATCGCCATCGGACATAAATGCAGAAAATATTACAGTAGATCTCGGAACAGCAGCATATACGAACCCAATGATTCTTGTCCGGGGTGCCAAAAATGTAAAAGGTTCATTTAATGTTGTTGGCGGAAAAAACACGGTGAATCCATGGGCTTTAATTGACTACACGGTAAAATCTAAAATAAGGGTTTCTGGTTCGTGTCCTGGTGGGGTTAGTGGAAGGGGGTATAGCTCTTCAGTTTCAGATCATGCACAACATTGTGATGAATCAGTCACGTACTCATCATCTATGGTTGGTTTTAAACTGCAAACATTTACCCAAACCGGTATTACGCTACAGTCTGCTGTATCGGTAGGCAACACATCCGTCAGCGTTCAGTCAACAGCAGACGCTATAATTTTCTATGGTGCCATGCTTTACAGTGGAGCCGCCTACATAGGTAAAGTGACGAGAACAACCTGGCTTACCGCCGGAGTGACAAATACCATTCCAGTTACCAAGTCATCCAATGCCGTATCCTCTGGGTCAGCAATTACATCATATCTGACATCTGAAGGCCTCAAGGTAACCGGCACAATTTCAGGGTTTATGTATAACATACAATCTACTAACACATGGGGAATTGATTTCGCAGTAAACATTGAAAGAGGTTATCGCGGAGGCATTCTTTGTGATGGTACATATTGTCGCTCTGCTAAATTCTCAGGTTCTTACGACGGCGTTGGCTGGGAAGATGGTGCCGCAGTAAATGTTAATATCCATGTGACAGCAACAACTGTAAGAAACGTTACCATTAATGGGTGCCGGTTTGATGCTGACGAAACAAATCCGACCATCGATAACCATGTTTTATTCTCAACGACAGGTCACGCCGGAGTTATTATTTCAGAGAACACCGGGACAAATCCAAGCGCCGTTGCGTTCAGTATCGGAAACTCGACAGTTGCAGAAGCGTATTCGATGCAGCAGATCTTCGGCAACCATATTAATGGGATTCAGGCACCAGTAGCAACAGCAACAGGTCTCTATGTCGGTGGCTATTACAGAGGTGCTGTACGTAACAATGCTGTGCCAACAGCTGGGTACTGGAACGTTGGCGATAAACTTGACAGGGTAACTATAGTGGCTGGAGGTCAGGAGGGGTGGGTTTGTTCCGCTGCTGGCTCACCAGGGACATGGGTAGGTTATGGGGTAGTCGCATCCTCATGAGGAAAAGCCCCGGAAGGGGCTTTATATAAATATAAGCGTAGCAATCGACATTATTGGCCGTCACACAGGTGATATAGATATTTTTTTTCTGTGTAATTTTCCACTGTGATTATCGCCTTAACCCCTAACCTTGAACATTCATAACTATAATCAATGCTTTCCTTAAGGGCTGATTGTTTTCCATAATTAATCAATCCATAGGCCCTCTCATTTCCTATTAAACCATTTATTATTTGAATGCCAGTTGCAGCATAGATATTCATGGTATGGAAGTTTTTATTCCCATCGTTTATTTTAATTACCTGGTTTAGAATAACGGATTTTGGGATGAATAACGCTATATCTCTATTGTTCAGGTGACTCCCTTCTTTTATTTGATATACGTATTGCTTTAAAGAATACATACTCCCGTTAACGTCTGTTTTATGTGGTTTGAATAATTTTATTTTAACGTATTCAAATTTACTCACAATGCTTTTTGCATTAATGCTTGCTATTGAATATACAGGTTGATATACAAAGAATGAAAGAAGTGAAATAAGAGCAAAAGACGTGAGATGTTTTATTTTTTTTTCTTCTTTCGATGCATTGGCCCATGTTAGAATATAAGAGCAAAAAAGCAAAACTGTAACTGAATAAAGCCCCTGGAAGAAATAATATTTATCGCTCCAGTTAAATGAGGTGAATGTTTGGGTTATGACAAAGATTGAGGAAAAAGAACAAATAACTCCAAAGATCAACCTTGTAAGAAATTCTGATTTGATGCAAATTCTCAGTGATATAATTGCGGCGATAAAAGGAATAAAGAATTTCTCGTAGCGGATATCGGTATTTAATAAATGATGGTAAATTACTGTTGGTGATAGTGCTTGTAGTTCCAAAACCGCTGGGATGCCATACGAATAGTTTATTACTTTTTGATAAAAAACAATAAATAATAATAGAGTGACGGCATAAAAATAGAACTTCAGGCTTTTTAAGTCTCTTATAAAGGCTACTGAAAATACAATGGTGATATACGCCAGCCCAGTTGATATTTTACCCAGACATAGCAGCGCAGAAATTATTGCAATAATGTTATATTTTTTAAAGGTTGGAACCTCGGACTGGTATAGGAAGTTAAATGTAAATCTCGCAGAAAAAACAAGAATGAAGCTTGGTAGCCATAGAGCATGAGAGTTAATTGCATGCCATGATGCGACAATAAAAGGGCTAATAAAAAGGAATGCGACCGATGAGGATATTATATTCTTAGAATATTGGTAGCAAAATACATATATCGAACAAATAAGGAAAACGGCTTTGACATATGATGAGAACCCATAGGATTCGTATATTGGCAACCCTGATATTTTTAAAAGTAATGCATCTACATAATGACTTAATACGTGGTATGTGGTCAATGCATGCCCGTCTAATCCTATGCTTGGATATCCAAAGTTAATAATGCTTTGAATTATTGCTAGGTTGTAAGCGCTATCTTTGTGCCAAATATTATAATTATCAACATCAAAAATTGGATTGAAGCTAAAATACTTATTCATATTTGAGTCATAGAAACTCAATGCGTAAGTTATGATCAATATGCTTATGGCAAATACGAACAATGAGTTATATCCTAATTTGCATTTAGTGCTCGCACCGATTGCGATCCTGACGTAGAGGCTAATCGCTATTACAAACGAAGATACATATAATATAATGTCAGTTAGTGATAAATTGAATATTTTATTAGAAGATATGACTACAAATATCCCGCAAAAAATTGGTGCGAAATACACAAGATCAAAAGGAAGGCTGCATTGCAAGTTTTTTAATCTCATTTACTTAAATCCTTTCTTCTGTTCAATGAAAAATTTTGGTCTTTTCTTAGATTCCATATAAATTTTACCGATATATTCACCGATTACACCAAGGCAAAGCATTTGAACCCCCCCTATAAACAGGACAGCCAAAATCATCGACGCCCATCCACTAACGGTATGTCCAAGAAAATACTGAGCAAGGGTATATATAACTCCAATTGATGAAAGTATAGAAATAATGAAACCTAAAGCGGTTACGATCCTTAATGGCGTTACCGAAAACGATGTGATTCCTTCAAGTGCAAGAGCCAGCATTTTTCTGAGCGGGTACTTTGATTCTCCGGCTGCTCGCTCATGACGAGAATAGTACACTTTATCGCTCGGATATCCGATCAGGGGGATAAGACCCCGAATATATAGGTTTTGTTCTTTATACTGTAAAAGGGAGTTGAGCGCTCTTCGACTTAACAGCCTAAAATCAGCATGATTTTCAACCTGACTTACACCGAGCCTGGTCATTACCTTATAGAATGCTTCTGCTGTAAACTTCTTAAAAAAACTATCTGAGGTTCTGTCGTTCCTTACTCCGTATACTATGTCGTGACCAGAGAGATAGGAGTCAACCATTTTTTCAATCACAGCGGTGTCATCTTGCAAGTCAGCATCAATACTTACAGTAATGTCAGATGCAGTGCATGATGATAACCCTGCCATCAATGCAGTCTGATGGCCTTTATTTCGTGAAAGTTTTACCCCTTTCACCAGACAACTGTCACTTGATGCTTCTTCTATTAATCGCCAGGTATTATCTTTGCTTCCATCATCAACAAAGACTATATGACTTTCTCTGTCTATTTTCCCTTTGTCTTTCATTTCACTCATACGAGATGATAACTCATTAAGACAAAGGCTAAAAACATCTTGCTCGTTATAGCAAGGCACAACAATGGAAAGAACAGGCGCTTTCATTATTTCATTACCCAGAGTTTATTAATTAAAAAACCAGAGATTGTATAGAAAAACATCCCTGCCAGCTGGATTAAATATTTATTTTCAAAACCAAATGCTATAGTTGTTTTCATGGCTATGAGATTGATGACGTAGCAGGCTGCACAACATACAATGAACTTAACCAACCTTCTGAATGATGGCTTTGACGAGAAAGTAAAATATGTGTTAAGGACGTAACTGAACAATATCCCAACAACATAGCCAGAAAAATTAGATACATACAAGCCGAAGCCTGAGGCTGTAAGGGCAAGTATCACGCAAGCTGTGACTGCCGTGTTCATACCGCCGACAATGCAGTATCTAATGGCCTGATTTTGGTAGACCGCAGACAGTTTTATGTCCATGAGATAGATAGCTTTAACATGTGAAAAATCAGTGAATTCTGAAAGAGTGCAAGTGTAGCACTAACGCGGTACTTGATCGACATACATAATACGGAGTAGATACGATAAGGTTGACCTTGTGTGGAGACTAAATTTTACATCATATCGGTCAATTACTAGGCGCTCAAGCACTCAGGGAAGTCTGGTTGGGGAGGGGCAAAGGTGCTTCAGCGCCCCATTTAACAAATGCTGATACGGTACCAGCGATTAACCCAATAAATGCAGCTAGGCCATAACGCCTGCAATTTGGTGGAGTTTGTTCAAATATATTCATATTTCATCCGTTGGATCTCATCGTGTTAGCATAATCATCTAGTAGTATTCATAAAAACCACCAAATGTAAAGAAGCGTATGTGATTGCATGTTCTGTGTTTGCGTCAATAACTAGAAATCTCCAATCGAGTTGGCAAGGTTTTCATCAGTAGAATTAATAGAGCAGTAACCATGCCGCATGGGAGTGCATACAGTGGTTTCTCCGGCCGCTCGATATCCAACGCATGGCGAATAGGCAAAACGACTGGTTGCTGTTAGTATCTAATAAATACTTCTATTACTGACTGATATTATTATGAAAAATAATATCAGAACACTGGATTCAAATTCGCGGAAAATACTATGGAGGGGAGCGGTAGATGCATTTATCACGTCTATCGCAAGGTGCTTATGTTATACCAGTGTAGTTTGATTCATTATTTCCGCTGCACTCGCAAAGGGGATTACTTCATAGGGTATAGCAGTTCTACTGGAAAGGTTGAAAATGTTTCCGCGATATTTTTTCATAAGAAAATCAAAAGATTTCAATATGAAATTAAAGTCTGTGGGTAAGGTTGTTGGTTGCGGTTGACCTTCGCTATAAAACCTTTTACATTCCCCGCTAAGATCTAAACCTGAAAAAAGCACTTCTCTGAATTTTAGTGATATTGCAAGTTGTAATGCGCTAAATGCAACCGTTGCACTGCCAAAGTGTCCATGATATACATCAGTGGAAAATGCAATTGTCTTTTCTTTCCTTGATGCAGAACACTTGATAAAAACACTTCTGTTAATTGCCGATTTTATTGTGTATCTTATTTTCCTTCCCGGCCCACCCCGTGATTTGCAGATATCATTTAACACAAAACATGTATTGAGTAGTTGTTCTTTTTCTGAAGTGTTTGCACGTTTGAGAACGTCATTACTAATAAAAGTATATCTGGCATAAGATGAGTATTTTAAAAATAGTGATTTATTTTTTTCATAAAATGAACCATCACTGACAATATATGCAAATACTGGAATATTGTTTTCCAGTAAGTAGCCTGTGCTACCGTTCACGCTGATGATGCTTTTGGCGCGCAATAGCTCCAATGGAGTATCTAACGATGATGGTCCAGACAAATAAATGATGCAACCATCAGAAGTGGTTTCTTTCATTAATTGTAGTTCTTTACGTGTTATTTTCATTACGACTACCATGAAAAAACTAATAATAAAAATTTCCTAGCCACGCACTTTACCAAAAAAGATCTGCACAGTTCTTGGCAAAGAGTGCTATGCATGGACAGTGTTACCGCTCCCCAACGATGTGGAACGATAACCCTTTCGATGGAGTGTCGTACCGAAATATCACCGAATAAAAACGGAAAAAGTGGCATGTATTTGATTATAAAAGCACATGAAAAGATGTTTTTTGGGCATAAAAGATGCGCTGCGTGGTGTCTATCTAATTGAATTCATTGGTTTTATTTGTGTGCTGGCGATAACAGGAATCGTATTCGGTCTCTTTTTATCTGTTTGTTTTGAAGTGTGTTTTCAGATACTAACCCGAAACCACACGAAAGTTACTCGAATTTTCCATATCCTGTCCAAACCATAACATACTCTGTACCGAGTGCGTCCAGGGTTTTTTGATTGGTATGTTAATTTTTGTGCGTCAGAGTGTCGTGTGAAGCCAGGTTTACATGGATGAACGTTTATGAATCATGCTCGATGAGTTACTCATGCTGTGCACAGAAGGCGCGCAGGATGAGGATGACGGGGGTAAAAATCAGAGCGACATAAAACAGTATGATCAGCACCGCGTCTAATGCGTGATAATTCAAAATGAAATAGATAACATTCCCAATAGATATCAGGATAAAGGTGTATTTACTAATAAATAAGCATCTTTTCATTTTGGTCGTAGCTATAAAGAGTTAATTTTTGTTTCTATTTACGTCTTTGGGCGTACTGGAATTCAGGGCTTTTTCACGACATGCTTCTTTTACCCATGCAGAAAAATTGCTGGTTTTTTCCTTCGCCATCACTTGCTCTATTTGTTTCAGCAAACTGTATGAAAAACGGATGTTTTTGATCACTGTTTTGCCTGTAAAGTTTTTTATCGACATAAGGTGCTTCTCGCAACTAATTCACATCACTGTTACTTTCGCGTAACTACGCATGAAGGGAATTGATTTACATCAATGAAATCAACGGTGATGACGGCGAGGTTTCCTGGTTGTGAATTGCGTCGCAACAAAGAATGCCTCAGCGATACCACATTGAAGAGTGGGGTTATTTAGTGACTATTCTCTATTTTTTAATGCCTTGAATCTTTTCAAGATGTGCGATAACGATAATCAGATTGATTTTATTGGGTAATTCATATTGTGAGGGTAGATATTTATTAATTAATATTCGTGTGTTTTTTGGCTGTTTATACTCACAAAAAGATAAGCAAGCGCCGCATACGGAGTGTATGGACGCTTGCTGTATTATTAGAACTGATAGTTTAAAGACATCCAGTAGTTGCGACCAGGAATAACGTATCCGGTCGTTGACTGCGCTGTCTGGAAATAATCGCCAGCATAGGTGCTGGAACGGCCAGATTGATATAATTTGACGTCGCTAAAGTCTTTATCCAGCACGTTATTGACGGCGGTATTCAGAGTTAAATCTTTAGTCAGTTTATAAGATAACCCCATATCCAGCACTGTCCATGCTTTTAGATTTGCGCCTTTGTCATCATACACTTTCTGCTGTACCGCACTGAGATTGTCATAGGTTTGAGTAAAGCGGGGCGCTTTACCGCGATAGCGGGCGCTAAGCCAGGCATTTAAATCATCTGTCGCCTGCCAGTTAACGCGGGCATTTGCCATATGTTTTGGTGTATAGCTGAGCGGTGCGCCTTTATTATCTCCATCTTTCTGTTTGCTCTGAGTATAGGTATAGTTGAGCGACAGACTCAAATTATCCAACCAGAGAGGGAACGATGTTGCAAATTCGACACCATCGGTACGCGCTTTTCCGCTATTGGTATAGCTACTGGTATTGTCATCAATCGAATAAGAAACAATTTTATTGCGATATTCAGTGTAGAATCCGGTTATATTGGCATTGAACCCATTGCTATTATCGTAATAAAGTCCGGTTTCATAACTGGTGCTTTCTTCAGGTTTTAAATCTGGATTACCGACGGTATTGATTGTTCCCTGACCAGAAACACCGCTGATGCCGTTATGTAACTGGCTAAGAGAAGGCGCTTTATAACCGGTTGTGATTCCCCCTTTGAGCGTCCATTCATCTGTCATATCCCAGACCAGATAGCCACGAGGACTGAAATGACCGCCGAATACGTCGTTATGTTCATAGCGACTCCCTACGGTAAACGCCAGAGAATCCAGGATATGCCACTCATCTTCAAGGTAAGTCGCCCAGCTTTTTTGATGGAACTTTTCACCTGAACTGGCCAGAACGACGCCATCTTTCATTCGTGCGTCCCAGTATTCGCCACCCACCGTCAGTAAATGTGATTCTCCCAGCGGCGTGAGAAGCACCGAGTTGAGAATAACATTGGTATTTTTCAGTTCACGATCGTCACCCGCTCTCCAGGCCTGATTGGGCGTCAGAGCGGAGGAAACCAGCTGCCGTCCTTTGTTTTCTGTCTCATTCCAGTTAAGAGACGATTTCCATGTACCAAACGTTAAGGCGGTGTCATGTCCTAACGTCACTTTATTGCGCTCATAGCGGAGCGTTTTATCATATCCGCCCGTGAGGCTACCAAGCTGACCGTCGCTGTTATCATAACGCTGTCGGGATGTGTCGAGATCCATCCATAGCGTATTGTTTGCGCTGGCTTTCCAGTCAAATCTCGCGCCGATGTTGTAGTTTTGCGACTCAGTGGGATAAGGAACGCGTGTTTCTGCGGTGTCGCTCAGTGATGTAATACTGGAGCCTTGTCGCTGGGTTGTGCTTCCACGAACCTGCATATCCAGCGAGCCAGGCACCAGGGGACCGCTTGACCAGAAATTTGCGGTTGTGCTGTTTCCCCATTTATTACTTTCCTGTAGGTTCACTCCCGTATTAATGGCCGTGCTCCACTTATCGGTGCTTTTTTTGGTAATAATATTCACCACGCCGCCAATGGCGTCTGACCCATAAAGCGTAGACATGGGCCCGCGTATAACCTCTATACGTTCAATGGCTGAAAGTGGGGGCATAAAACTGGTATTCATTGCAGAAAAGCCATTCGGTGTTACATCCGATGTTCCATTCTGACGAATACCGTCAATAAGAATAAGGGTATAACTGGCAGGCATCCCACGAATACTTATTTCAAGCCCCCCTGTTTTTCCGGTACTGCTTTCAACGTCCACTCCCTCAACGGCCCTGAGAGCATCGCCAAGATCATTATATTTATTGGTCTGTAATTCTTGTTGTGAAATAACAGAAACACTGGCTGCCGCATTGGTGATCTTTTTCTCGTATCCCGATGCGGTGACGACCATGACATCTTCTGCAAAAACATTAAAACTTGTGGCGCCCAGACAAGATAAGACAAGTGAAGCGAGAGGTTTAATACGCATTATCGAACTTCCTTTGTTAAAAAAAGCAAAGTCAATAAGATAATGCATGAAAATGATAATAAAAATAATTATCATTACACTTTTACATAAATTGGCATTTATATGATTTTATTGAAATCAACAAGAATTATTGCAGGTTAAATTATTGCTATAAAAATGATTAATGGTCTCAGGAGGGGTGGCCTGCGACTGAAGATTTCCTGCTATGGTTAAGTATGTCAGGTTCATTTTTACTGATGGTGAACCAATGAAACAGCCGGAAAACGTCTATCAGAAAATTGAGGGGAGTCAGTGGCGGCATGTCTGGATTGTCGGCGACCTCCACGGCTGTTTTTCGCAGTTGATGGAGAAACTACGACAGTGTCGGTTTGATCCGTGGCAGGATCTGCTGGTGTCGGTGGGGGATGTGATCGACCGTGGGCCTGACAGCTTGCGGTGTCTGGAACTTCTGCACAAACGGTGGGTGGTCGCCGTCAGAGGGAATCACGAGCAGATGGCGTTAGACGCGCTGGCCGCCTCGCAGTTGTCGTTATGGTTTATGAACGGCGGCGACTGGTATGCCGCATTGTCGGCAAACCAGCAGCGCCTGGCGAGAAAAGCGCTCGACGACTGTCAGCGTTTACCCTGGATTCTGGAATTACACTGCCAGAACGGCATGCATGTTGTGGCGCATGCTGATTATCCGCATCAGGTCTATGACTGGCAAAAAGAGGTGGATTTACACCAGGTGCTATGGCGTCGTTCCCGGTTGAGCGAGCGGCATGCGGGTCAGGGAAACGGCATTGCCGGAGCCGATCACTTCTGGTTTGGTCATACGCCGCTGCGTCATCGCGTTGATATCGATAATTTGCACTATATTGATACCGGCGCGGTATTTGGCGGGGAACTGACGTTGGTTCAACTTCAGTAATTAAAAATCACTGTACTGGCGAGCAGGTAGCCAGAAGCCGTCAATAAAGTCTTCGACCGGAAAACAGCCGCCGTGACGAATCCGCTGGTCGTCCATCGAATACAGGCACTGCTGCTCAGTATTGTAGATATCCACCACAATGTCCTCACAGCCGCCGTCCAGGTAGCAAACAAAAAGTACCAGTGCGAACAT